TTTACAGTATTGGCCATTATTTTTCTAGGGAATGAGAAGCCCCGAGGGGCACAAAGGCCCCAGGGGATGTAAATCAGGTGGCCTGCAGAGAGCCGCAGACGGAGACACGAAGAGTGTCCACACCCATAGCAACTTTGCCGACGATCAGGTCACCCTGATACTGCACCGAAAAGTCGCCAGAAGTGGTTTCGATGGAAGGACCAACGGAGGTGATAGCTCCGCAAGCTTCCCTATGAAACACCAAGCCCGCAAGGTTGGTGTTATTCACGGCGTAGTCATTGTTCTCGCCAGTGATTGCTGCGTTGTTAGTCGCAGTTTTACCGTACTGGTCAGCCAGCACGTTGGACTTGACGATACGAATACCGGCAATGCTGTAGAGGCCTTTGCCAGAGTTCATATCACCTTGGGTGTTGCCAATCTCGCGAGACAAAATTGAAGTGTCAACGCTAGAGATCAACGAATAATATTGCCGTGGCGCAAGGGCTAGCACGCGGCCCTCAGCAGGGGCCGAACGCTCATCAAGTACAGCTGCAGCTTCAAAGCAGCCGTCCACAATTGCCTGAGCGTTGTTGGTATTTCCGCTACCAATTTGAACCTGGAAGCCACCAGGCTCACCAGTCACAACGGAAGATTCGGTTGCACCTTTGGCCAAAGTACGGATGATGCGATCATCGTAGAACTTAGCCAGAGCTTCACCAATTTGCTTGGAGATCTCAGCTCGCTGGGAGTACTGAGAGAGAACCTCATCTAAGGAATATACGAACTGGCTGGCTACGAGCAAATCATCGAGAACGATAGTTTTCTCGTTCGATTTCAGTGCCGTGTCACCAAGAATTGGAGTCCCAGGTGTATGGAACCCGGCCGAAAGTTGACCGGTCAGCAGGAACTGTTTGGACTTACCACCTTGCAGGGTGTAGTTACGAACAAGCTCCTTAAACACACACGCGTCATTGAAACTTGAAAACACTTCTCCAGAGAAGAGCTTCAAGCTTGTGGCGTATTTGGCCGCATAAGTATTAGTCTGCGAGCCATTCACGGCATTAGGCCGTGTAATGTTTGCCATGTTGGTCATGGTTCTAAATAAGTAAAGGGTTTATAAGTTTGCGAATCGATTCTGTTTTGTCTGTTTAGGCCACAGACAGGGCACCGGTACCCAAAGAGTTGTCTGCCGTAGCAGGCTCAAAGGGCAATCAGAAGGGGATCCGACTCTGAGGTGTCCCCTTCCTTCAGCTCTAGGCCCCCTATCCCTAGATCCTTAAACCGTTCTTCGGGATGTACATGTATAGGGGGTCAGATACAAGGCCTCTGAGGGGGCCAGCGATCAACGCTGTTTCAGGTATGCCACACCGCGATAGGTGAGCTTGGTCTTTTTATCTGCAGCCTTCTGAAGACGGACTGCATGACGGATTTGGACGTCGGACATGAGTAACTCCATAAGACCTAGGCCGCGTTCCATGCCTTAGGCAGACCCGTCCCTAATTAGGGATGAACGTACGGAGTTACTAAAAGCCCCACTTAATGCCTGCTTTCAATCCGATAGCAGGGTCGCCCGTGGTGGTGGCACCAGCCACTTCGCCATAGACGGATGCAGTCGAGCTGACAGCCACAGAGCCGCCAACCTTGCCGCTGATTTCAGTAGAGCCGTCGCCTTCTTGTGGACTGACGATGCTGGGACCGAACTGGCCGTACCAGGAATAAGCACCAGACGTGCCTTCGTAGCCAACGTGAACGTCTGTAACTGTGCCCCCCAGGCTGCCGCCCGAGTAAGATTGATTGGCTTCTACGTTTACGAAGGGTGCGGCGTGTGCGCCGTGGGCGGCTCCCAAGAGGAGGCCAGCAAAGATAATGGATTTCATGAATTAAAGGAGATCGCGGCTAACAGACAGACGTGCTTCAACGTCTTGACGGAAGGCCGGGTCTTGTGAATAAAGAGGGTTTGCAATGTCGCGAGCCAGTTCAGCTTGCGAGCGGTATGGTTTGACTCCTGAACCAGCGCTTTTACCGCTTACGAGATCGGCTTCATAGCCAACATCGCCACGGTATCGATTGTTCAAGGATTCAACAGCAAAGGAGATTGCTGCAGCGTTGCCCGAGTTGGTGACTTCGTTGAACTGATCAATCTGTTCTTGCGGCAGGTTTGCTGCTGCCCAGCTGATGAGTTCGTTATAGGAATTTTCCCCGCCTACAGAATCCTTGATCTGTTTGATCTGCGATTCTTGTAGCTGAACTTGCTGAGCTTGCGCTGAAGTCTGTTGATAGTATTTAAGATAGCTCTCGATGAGTTGCTTGGAATCCATCTGCGAAAGTTTCTCGACAGCTTCGTCAGAGAGTTGACCATCTTGCTCATACTGTTTACCGAGTTCGACCATATAGTCGAGGGTCTCGTCGGGTTCCGTGCGCTGATCATCTTCGGGTGCATTTGACTCGCGTGGCTGATCGTCCTGAACATCTTCAGGTTGATCGGTTTGGGGTGCGCCCAGTTTCTTCTCAAGTTCTTTGTAAGCCTTAAGAAGATCATCAGTACTGCGAAACTTACCATCGATTAGTTGGATGTCTGCATTTTCGTCAGCGAGCTGATTTAGGTCGCGTTCCTTTGCCTGCTGCTGTAGTTGTTGGAGCTGTTCACCTTGAGCCAAAGCTCGGGCTTCCGCCTCCTGTTGAGCAGCATTAGGCTCATCAGTGGGATCAAATGTGGTGGTAGTCATCAGTGATATTTAGTGGATACACCTTTGAAAGAAGGAACAATCTTGTCTTTCTTGGAATACTCACCTGCGGTGTTGTTAGAAATACCGTCAACCTTGGGAGTAACAGTGGGGCCGACTTCTTTTTCGCCGACCGCTTGCTCCATATCAGTTGATTCCCAAGCCTCACTGGCAGGGGTATCAGCTTTGAATTGACCGTCAGCTTTACGAGCCCGGCGGCGGGGCTTCTTGGTTGGTTCTGTCATTGGATTGTGTGAGTTGTTTTGTCATTTCCTCACCGACTGGAGACTTAGCGAGCTGGCCCATTTGACTCAGCACGCTTGCTTGTACAGACTGTTGCTGTAGCTGATCTCTTTCGGCTTGAAGTTCTTGCTCAGTCTTAACCAAGTTGAGCGATTCGATTCCGCTTGCTGCTGCTAAGCGTTTGATGAATTCTTGGGGATTGATGTATTGGGCCAAGGCTTCAGGACCCATAGCTTGTGCCAACGTTCCCACAAACTCCATCAAAGCTTGTTTGTCTTGGCCGCGACCGACGTTGCCAATACCAGCAACAACAGTGGGCAGGACCAAACCTTTAGGCAGAGTAGGTACTTTCTTACTGCGAGCCAAAAGATGAAGCTTTCGGTGTAGGTATGGCAGCAGAAGTTCTTGACTAAGGCCTGAGAAGATTCCCCCGAGTTGCTCATTCAGCTCTTGCTGAACGGCCATAACTTCGGAGGCAGTTGTGCGGTCGCTGTGTCTTACTTGTAGGACAAGGAAGGCATCAGCTAGGCGCTGGGTAAGACTGTTAATCATCTCCTGCACAGTTTTGAAGTCAGCAGTTTTGCCAACGCTCACAACTGACACATCTTCAGCACGGCCTTGAATGATTGCGCCGCTGGCTGCTGATGCAAGAGATTGAGGTTTTGTGGTTGCACTGGGTGAAACCAGGAACACACACTTAGCCGCTGCAGCCGAACCCTCGACCATTGCCTTCATCAAAGATTCCAGCGATACAAGATCGCCATAAAACTCTTCGACACGGCCGCGACCATAAGCCTCACCATCGACGCTGTTAAAACGTAGGGGCATCCACGGTGTGGACTTTGCTGGACTGTTGGATTTAGATCCAGGGATGATTCGACCGTCGCACTCCTGATGCCAACGGTGTTGGCCATCTCTGACGGTTACGTGTGTGTAGACAATGGCATCATCAGCCTTGCCTTTGTTTGCTCGGGCAACTACGCCGAACTTGGGGCCATCCTCACCAGGGGAGTTACTGTCGTTAGGTGGGGTGACACTCTGAAAGCCTTTCGGTAGAAGGTTGCGATCCACAACCTCTTTCGTGATCATCTCGACAACATTGCCATCTCCATCGCGAGAGATGACATAGCGATCCAAAGGGAACACCTTCAGGCTTTTCTTCCCCGCATACAGCAGACAGTTACCAGTCACCACCAGGTGGCGCAGAGCATTGTTGATCTGTACACGGTCACTTGTTTCTGCGATCTGTTGCATCACGATCCGTTCCATCTTTGAGAGGGACAGGTCGATGTCAGATCGAACAGCAGGATCCAGCTCTGGCATTCCAGCCAATTCAGCATCGGAGATCTGCAGTTTGAAGAACGTTGTATTGATAGGAAGCAGGCTGAGCAAGAGCTTTGCGCTCAGCACATTGACGCCTTTAGCTCCTACGGATTGATAAGGGGTAGGCAGATCACCACCCTGCTCCAGACCATCGGGGGTCAGGAGATAGGGGAGGGTAAGAGCTGCGCACCGCCGACCTTCCGAAAGGAACTGTTCCCTGTCACTTTCGAGAGCGTGATACCTCGCTTGTGCAGAGTTATTCATTGGTCATTAACGGGGGATATTTAAGCCAGTGCTGCCCGTGCCACCTGCAGGCGTGGATCCAATCGATTGAGTACGTGGGATGCGCAGAGCACTTGCACCTTGTGCTTGCTGCTGCAACTCCCTCCGCTTGGACTTACGGCGTTTGATAACTGCCTGATCTTGGTTTGGATTTGTGCTTTGAACAACGACGGGAGCCGGAGCATCACGTTGGATGGCTGCCGGTGGAGGGGCTGCCGGCATCGAAGGCTGTACCGGGGTAGGAGTTACCGGAGGCATCACGGGGGGAAGTGGGGCCTGCTGTGGAGTGGGTAGGGGCTCAGGTGCCGGAATCTCTTTTGGTTCCGGGATCTCTGGCATCTTGGGGGCGCTACACATTTTCCAGTTTTGCTAGTAGATAATCAACAACAGAACGTTGCCCAGACCTATACATGATCCGGGCGATATCGTCCTTTGGGTTTGGTGTAATGTGTGGATACATGCTTTCAAGTTCCTCGACTAATTTTTTAATCGAGGATTCCCCATCAAACACGTCAGACGGTGATAGCTCTTTAGCCATATTGTGGGAGGTTTACAGCCGAAGTCTCGAAAAAGGCGGGCATCCGACTGCGCTGCGTGTCAGCAAGCTCTTGAGCCTTTCCAAAGGCGTAGAGGTTGTCGGATTGGCGGAGCCAGAAATCTTTGTCAAGGTACTTGTTGGTGGTGTTTGTGGATAGTTGATCCATTGCCCAGTGGACAGTGGCTTTGCGGAGTCGATTGAGTGAAGCGCCGGGTTTAAGACCGAGGTCATGGGCAACCATTGCGTGGATACTGGTATGAACTTGTTCATCCCTTGAGATATCCGATGCGACGGTCCTGATGCCCACATCTCCGTTGAATCTGAAGAACGGAAGCAACACAAAGAAGACGGATCTTTCGAGGATTGCTGTCTTAAGTATCGGGTGATGAGGGTCTGCGAACCACGCCTCTCTGATCTTTTGAGCTTCAGCCTCAGCTTGAGGATCAACACCGTGAGCGTCAATAACAAACTGGAGAGCCTGATCATGTTTTTCTTCGTCATTCATGTTGGACTGCAAGCTAGGAATGACACCAGGGTCATCAGGCAGTTCCTTCTCCAGACCTTGCTGGAGCATTTCTTTGACGGGAAGCTCAAGGGTGCGCAAAGCAAGGCACCTCTTGAGAGTTGATTCAGAACCTTCAACAACCACCCCCTTATCAACAGGGGTGGGTGTCCAGGTTCGTTTGCGGGATAGAACTTTTAGATAGCTTGACAATTTACTCAGCGCAAGAGGAACAAAATTGATCTTCCTGTGCCCACTCTTCTAATCCGAAGATGTCCTTATAGTCATCATCCATGATGGATGTGACATCGTCTTTAGCCAGTGTTCCTGGCATTACTTGGAGGGCATAATAAAGGCTAGTTTGAGGTGACTCTAGCCAGTCACGGATGAAGTTTTCATCGTAGGTACAAACGTCACTCCATGAGTTGAAACTGTACCCATGGAATAGGCCTGTATCTGTCATCATCTGGACGATACCGTCGCAGACTTTTTTATAGGCATCCCATCCAACTTCACTGGCCGTTTCTACATCGCCATAGAAATAAGATTGGACACCAAAGGTTCCACTGTCACGGTCAACCGAGCGGGCGATTGGCGGAGCAATCTCTGGGGTGGCAGTGTTTCCTTTTAGATCGGTGTACCTGTAAGAGCAGGTAGCAGTTGGCGCAATCGTCCAACACCGATCCATGCGGGCGAGCTTGGCTTCATTGCTGGCTTTGAAGATCGCCTCACGTAGAGCCTGAGCAAGCCGCGTGGCTGCGTTCTTGATTACCGGGAAGGGGCCACGGTTGACCACCTCCAAAGCATCACCGAACTCGGCATAGGTAACGCCATGGTTGGCCAGGAAGTTAGCCAGCCCGAGCATTCCTAGTCCGACCTGTCGATCCTCTTCAGGGGATAGGTATTCACCAGAATCAGCGACTCCAGTCTTGCCATGTAGCTCGATGAGTTCCTGCATACCTTGGACGAAAGCAGGACCAAGATCCTCGACACGGCACGCCGCCATGTTGATATGAGTAAGGAGGCAGGTTCCCCTACTTTTGAGGAAAATCTCGAGGCAAACATTGCCATAGATTCTTTCACCATTCTGGTCATATTTGACTTTGTTAAGCCAAATGTCACCAGCCTGAATACCTGTAAAGATAAGGTCCTTAGTTTTTTGGCTAGCTTCATTCCACCATTCCTCAGTGATGTCAACACAACGCTTTACCCAGGGCAACTCAGCGCGTGTCATTTTCAGGAACTCGTTAATATCTCCATGCCGGAGATCGAGGTGACAGACGCAAGCGCCATTACGATAGGTGCCGCCTCTGCGTAATACCTCATTCAACACAGAATATATTTTAGCGAACGAACATGGTCCGCTTGCCACAAGTTGGTCAGGGCCTTTTTGTGTGACGGTACCTCTGGGGCGGAGGTTGGATAAATGCACAGCAACACCAGCACCATTTCTCAATGCGTGAGACACGTAGCGCCAGCTGGCCTCAATACCATCAGGCCCCTCCATTGAGTCTTGACACACGTAGACCGTGCAGCTGACAGGGAGCCTTGATTCAGGATTGTCCATCCAACTTTGGACACGTCCTGTACGTGCAATAAGTTCAGCAGACATTAAACGAGATCAGAAAGATAGGGTGGGTGATAGTGGGGAGGTTTGATAACCTTACCGAATTCATTTTTGACAGGCTTACCATCAACCAGCTTGGACATGTTGGATTCAAAGATCCGGTCCATTGCTTCGTCGAGAGGCCAACCCATCGCAGCCGCATACTGATAGCAGACAAACACCAAGTCAGCCAGCTCTTTTAGAAGATGCTCTTTGCTTTCTCGGTTATTTGAATATGTAAGCGCCTCAGCATGTGCCTCCATAACTTCCTGATATTCCTCCGAGATCAGCATCTGCTGAGTCCTCGCTGTATCGGGATTGAATCGGCCGACAGGCTGATCCATCACACTGCGGAACTTGATTGCTTGACCCATCAGGTCGGGGTGGGGTGCTTTCATCTTGCGATGTGGTTTCGATAAGTTTGCGGAGATAGGTAGCTGCCTTTGTAAGATCATCCAGGCGAGACTCACCATTTTTTTTGCCTGCTCTTGTTACATATTTGATAATGTTGCCCTCAAGAAAGTTGAGGTTTTGAGAGACAATGAAGTCCCAAGGTTCAATCGATCCTTGTCGGTAGTGTTGTGGATTTGTTTTGCTCATTGAGAACTTTTTCGTAGAAGACTTCTTTCCAATCGGGCCAGAGATTGACACCATGTGGGATGTCCATTCCTCTGTATGCCCGCTCAGCTCGAAGGACGTTTCTTAGAAAGGTCAGCTCCTGTGGTGTCAGGTGCATAGGAACCCAGAAGGCGATTGACTGTGTTCTTCAAAATGAAGTTGTATTTAAGAAGGTGGTGACACGCTTCGAGTTGTGCCTCAGGTGAGGCTTTCTCGATGTCACCCATAAGGGCAGCAATCTTGAACTGCTGCTCCATGGTGAGTTCAGTCACGGGGAAGGGGAGTTCGCTCATAGGGATCAATGAGAATCGGAGTTTGTTTGTCCGCATCCCAGTCCTCGAACTGCAAGATCCGAGCAAGCCTGAGGTTTCTCAGGGCGTCTTCCTCGGACTGGCCTGCTTTCTTGTAGGTCTCCACAACGGTGGGCCAGATGTCCAGGTCTTTGCAGTTGTCGAGAATCTTGGCTGCACCTTTAGGGCCGGTCCCTTTTGCGCCGCCATAGCCATCGGTACTGTCCCCGGTCAAACATTGCTCCCAAAGCTTGCGCTCTGCAGCTTCAGGTGTTTGCGTGAACTCCTCTTTGAGGTTGTAAATACGGCAAGGGATTTGGAGCATATCTTTGTCCGGTGATATCAAGACAAAGTTTTTAATGTCACCCTTTGTGGCGAGGATTCCCATCACATCGTCAGCCTCCAGCCCTGGCTTCATCACACTCTTCCAAGTGCTCATAGCCCATTGCTTGAGTTTCAGATAACCGGCCGGCTTGCGCCGCCTGCGGTTGCCTTTGTAGTCACTGTCGATGGACTTGCGGAAGTTACTTGAGTCTGTCCAAGTGATGAGCAACTTGTCAGTGTCAAAGCGTTGGCGAAAGTTTTTCATCTCCTGTTTGAAGATGCGTCTTGCCTCAGCGAAGTCACCCATGACAAGTGTCAGGTCTTCTGAGAAGTCAACCTCACATTCGCTTGCACTTGCACTGCGATAACAGAAGTAATCCCCATCAATAATTAGGGTTGGATTCATGACCAAAAA